GTCAGCAAGCCCTGTAGGGCTAAGGAACGAATAGGCGGTGGCTTACTCAACTCCAAGAGCGTGCATGGTTCCTGGCTGTCCTAATTTAGTGACAAAGCCAGGTGTTTACAGATGTGATAAGCATCAGCGCGAATACATGGAGCAATGGGAGCGACCGCGCGATATTAAATACACGAGCCAAATGTGGCGAAGGCACTCAAAGATATTTCTTAGCCAGCACCCTACATGCGAGAGGTGCGGAGCGCCGAGTGAAATCGCGCATCACATCATTCGCAAACGCGATGGGGGCTCAGACGATTTTGACAACTTAGAGGCTTTATGCCGATCTTGTCATGAACGGGAACACAGTCAAAAGGGCGAAAGGTGGGGCAGCAATGCGAGGTAGAACTCCGCTGCCAGACGCGCTGAAAGAAGCGCAAGGAACGTTGAAAAAGAGCCGTGTCAATCAGGCGCAGGCTAATTTTGACGTTCCGGATGACAACCCCAAGCCGCCAGTAACACTCAATCTATACGGAAAGCGGCTGTGGAAAGAGATGCTGCCCAAGCTGATTGAAGCGGGTCTATACACCGATGGAGACCACCAGGCTTTTGAATTGCTGTGCATGGCTTATGGCGATCTTCTTCAAGCCCGCAAGGATTTGAAGGAATCTGGAACAGTTGTAGTGACCGAGAAGGGTACAGTTTACCAGCACCCTAACGTTGGGATTGCTAACCAAGCGTGGAACAGATGCAAGCTGATGTTAGGTCAGTTTGGGCTTACACCGGCAGAACGGACGCGCGTAAAGGCGCGCACACCAGAAGAAAAGGGGAAAAGTCTGGCAGACTCATTGTTTGCCGCAGCTCGCGCAAAAGTAGAGGGGGAGACTGAGTGACCGTTCAACTACACTTAGGCGATTGTCTGGAAGTCATGCGCTCACTTAACGAGAACAGCGTGGATACCTGCATAACCGACCCGCCTTACGAGTTGGGCTTTATGGGCAAGCGTTGGGATTCAAGCGGCGTGGCGTTCCAGGTTGCGACTTGGGAAGCCGTGTACCGCGTGCTGAAACCTGGTGCGCTTCTACTGGCTTTCGGCGGCACTCGCACTTATCACAGAATGGTAATTAACATTGAAGACGCTGGGTTTGAAATCAGAGATCAGATTATGACCAAGCTTTTAGAATTTTTAACAAGATCAAGTTAGGATATAAGTTTAAAAAAGAGGTGATATGCAATTAGTAATTAAATCAGGCAATGCCTCAGTAAAGAATTTTATCTTTAGCTCGTGGATCAAGTGCTATCTCGGCACGGTTGAAGCTGATCTGATGGGAAAAAAAGAAGCAACGTCATTCATGCATGACTTCATTACCAAGAAGTACAATGAAGGCGTGAGCGTGTCTTATATTGGTGATGATGAAACAGACGAGGTTTATTCATACGTGGTGTTTGAACCAGAAACTAAGACTATTTTGTTTGCTTACACTAAGTCGATCTATCGCAGAGATGGAAACTTTAACCGTCTAGTTGAAGAAAACAAGCTCAATGGTTTCGATTTCAAATTTATCTTTCACGGTGCCACGACTCGTGCCATCGCTCAGAAATACAACTTAACTTATAAACCTATCGGGAGATCATAGATGAAAATAGAAATACTAAGTTCTGAGTTTAGCGGAAGACAAATCGAAGTAGTCTCAAAATTTGCAATTGAGATTGAAGATCTTGAAAAAGGTTCTTACTCTCGCCAGTTTGAAGGCGTGTTTCATCAAGTGACAAAGGCAGTTGCTGACGAAGTAACCGCGAAAGTTTTAAAAGAGCGGTCTTCAGAAATAGTTGCAGCGATAGACATAGATGAAATTATCAAAAGAATCAAATTGAACATTGTTCAGAATGTAGCGAGAAATTAATGAGAAAAGTAATCAACATTAAGTTCGGCATTCCGGTCTCTAAAGTCCTTAAAAATTTCCAAGACCTTTCGTTTTACTATGTAGGCGATAAGAATCTTGAGTACGTTGAGATTTTCTACGACGGAAACGATTTCCTAATCGTGAATAATCACTTAACCGCAACGCAAACTAAACCCCGCAAGACCTATGTAGCAAAAACAAACGTAGCTCAGTGGGAGTTAGATGACGCCGACGGAACGAAGAGTGATGCTGGAGTTTCTAAAGCGGTTCGCGCCAAAGCCAACCCTTAGACATCCAGATTTTCATGAGCAAAATAGAGCAATAGATGATGAGTCGCCACGCAGGGCATGGAACGCAACCAGAAGAGGAGCGAAGACTACCAGCGCGGCGATTGACATCATTGAGACGATGGAGAAGTTCCCAAAAAAGAAGAATCTTTTCTTGGCGCTTACTCTGGACTCGGCACGAGAGATTGTTTGGGACGACTTAAAGGACTTAGCAGAAAGAAAAGGCTGGGTTCGTGGCGTAGACTTTAAGACGACCGAGAAGCCTACTATCTTAAAGCATAAGAACGGCGCTTCTGTTCGTTTATTTGGGATTAACTCGTCTGCTAAAGAGATGAAGAAAGTTCTAGGACAGAAGTATAAGAAAGTTTTCATAGATGAGTCCGGATCGATGACGATTGATATGGTTAAACTCTGTTATCAGATGATTGAGCCTGGGTTAATTGACTATCAAGGACAGTTAACGCTTTTAGGAACATGTGAAAACATACCTAAGACGTTTTTTGAACGCGTGACAATGGGTCGTGAGGCCGGTTGGTCTGTGCATAGATGGACTTCAGACAAGAATCCATACGTGGCAGAAAATTGGATTAAGAAAAAGAATGAGCTGATAGAAAAGAATCCGCTTGTTGTAAACGCTTCGTGGTTTAGAACGCATTACTTGAATGAATGGTGCCAGGATGATGACCTTTTAATCATTCCTTTTCATAAAGAGCGAAACGAAGTTGAAAAACTTCCTGAAGGTTTCGATTGGTCTTATGTTCTTGGAGTGGATTTAGGATTTAACGATGCGACAAGTTTTAGTATTATGGCCTTTCATCCCGATCATCCTATTTGTTATCGGATTAAGGGTTACAAAGCAAAGGGATGGATTCTATCAAAAGTGGGATTGGAGATTAAAAGACTCCGTGAGCAATATGAGTTCTTTAAAATTGTTATCGATGGATCGAACAAGCAAGGAGTGGAAGACTTAAAGCAAAGACTTCTATTGCCGCTTGTGAACGCCGAGAAGACCGGTAAGGCCACATACCTTAAAGGGATGAAAGATGCGGTTCTTTCGGGAACACTTAAGCTTATAGCGGGTGACAACGAAGATCTTGTGCAAGACGAGTCACCTGAAAGCGATGAAGTTGGAGAATGGTGGAGACTCCAGTGGTCGGATACTACTCAAACAAAGGAAGACCCACGATGCGAAAACCACTCTTCAGATGGAACTTTGTACGCATGGAGAGAGTGTAAACAATATCTATATTCTCCAGAGGAAGACGTCCCTCCGCCAAATACGAATGAGTATATGAAACTAGAAGAGCAAAGATTAGCAAAAGAACTAGAGCAAAGATTAATAGAGGAGCAAGAACAATGGATTCAAAACAGTTTAGAGAGCTTTTAGAAGTTGGAAAAGAATTGAAGATTAAAAAGTTTTCACTAGATAACGAAAAGCTGGATGTTGAGTTTTTCGAAACACGCGACTACACTACTAGAGATACTGACCCAGTACAGGCACCTGCTCAAGAAATGGACGCAGACGAGCAAGTATTGGCCCACATTGAAAAGCTTAAATCTATGGCCATGGCCGGAACTAAGACAGTCTAATTTCTATTTAATCCGCAAAAAACAAACACTCCGTAAAAACAATTTAAAAAACTTTTACGGAGACCTATATGGAATTTTGGTGGAAATGCGAGATTAAAAAAAAGGAAGAGCCGACAGACGTTCATGAAAAAGTATTCAGTCAGATGAATACGATTATGCAAAAGCAAAACTATCGCTACATAGAGTTCTTAAATTACATGAGACTCTATGGCCAGAATGACAACTTAGGCTACGAGAATGGCGGTATTTCCGGCATCAGTTCAGGGATCCGTCCACAAATCAACATCATTCAAATCTGTGTCAATACACTCGTTTCAAAGATTGGAAAAACTGCACCAAGGGCCACGTTTCTAACAAGCGAAGGCGATTGGGGCCAGCAGCAACAGGCAAAGAAGCTCACTCAGTTTTCATCAGGGCAGTTTTATAAATCTAAAACATACGAGCAGTCTAAAAAGTCTTTAGCGGATGCGTGCGTGACCGGAACTGGATTTGTTAAAAACTACATTAAGGACAGCGAGATTGTTTCTGAAAGAGTTATGCCGATTGAGCTTCTTGTAGATGATAGAGACGCTATTTACGGTAACCCTAAGACTCTTTATCAGATGAAGTTGATCGAAAAAGAAACTCTTAAGTCTGCCTATCCTGATTTTGAAAGTCAGATCGAAGAGTGCAAGAGCGCCTCTTCTTTATTTGGAATGAACTTCTTTGACGACACGAACATGGTTTTAGTCGCTGAAGGATGGAGATTGCCATCTTCTAAGAAAGCGAATGACGGTCGTCACTTTATCGGAATTGCAAACGCAACGTTTTGGCATAAAGATTACAAAAAATGCTATTTCCCATTCTCTAAACTTGTCTATGAAAACTCACTAGTTGGCTGGTGGGGCTCAGGAGTTGCAAAGCTCGTCATGGGAATCCAAATTGAGCTTAACCGTTCAATTAAGGCCATGTCACAGTCTGCACGCCTAATGGGTGTTCCAAGAGTTTTATACGAGTACGGCTCAAAGATTGTTAAGCAGCATTTTAACAATGAAGTCGGTTCAATGATTGGCTACTCTGGGACTGCGCCGTCTTTTGTTAATCCGGTTTCAATAGCTCAAGACCTCATGAGCTGGAATCAATTTTTAATCACACAAGCATTTCAGGAAATCGGAATCTCTCAATTGTCAGCATCAGGAATGAAGCCTGCGGGCCTAAACTCTAAAGTTGCCATGAGAGAATACAACGACATCGAAACGGAAAGATTCGCAGCGTTCGCAAAGAACTGGGAAGACTTTCATATGGACATCGCGAAACAACAAATTGATTTAGCAAAAGAGCTGGCATCTAAAAATTCAAACTATGGCGTTCTTGCCAAGAAAAGAGATGGAGTTGAGCTAATTAAGTGGTCTGATATCGATTTGGCGGAAGATTCATACGTCCAACAGGCATATCCAACCGCTTTCTTAAGTGGAACACCGGCCGGACAGCTTGATAAAGTAAGCGACCTAATCGAACTTCAAATCGTAAATCCTGAAGAAGCAGGCTCATTGATCGAGTTCCCGGATGTTCAAGAAGTCATGAGTATCAAGAACGCTGCTCGTAACGACATCATGCATACGCTAGAAATCTTATTAGAAGACAAATACGTGTCTCCTGAGCCGTTTCAAAATCTTGAGCTTGGAATCACATACATTCAGTCTGCTTACCTTAAATACAAGAACAGGGGCGTTCCTGAGAAGACTCTACAGCTCTTGAGACGCTGGGTTGATGAGGCAATTTTACTAGTTAATCCAAATCCACAAATGGAAGGTGACCCAGGTGCCTTACCAGAAGACGGACAAATCGATCCGACACAAGACATGACGCCAGAAGAAGCACAGATGGCCCTTGAGCAACTTGATCCGGCCGCCGCAATGGAAACAGCACAACCGCAACCAGGAGTATTATAAGTGGAAAACGACGTTACAGTCAGCAATCAACCAACACCCGAAGTATCAATCGCAGAATTAGCAGCAAAGCTAGACAATCCAAATCCTGCGCCCGAAGCAACGCCGGCCGAAACTGAGCGCCTTGCTGCCAAATACGCTGAAGCCGCTAGAAGAAATCAAGCTGCACGAGCAAAGCAAAGAGAAATCAAAGCACCTTTGCTTGAAAAAGAGTCAGAGATTGAAAAATATAAGGCCGAGATTGAGCGCCTTAAAAAATATGAAGACGTAAGTGATCCAATGGAGCTCTTAAAGCTTAAAGGGATGAGCTATGAAGACTTAATTAATAAGAATCTTAACCCTGAAGAGTTCGACACAAAGGCGGAGCTCCAAAAGCTTCGTGATGAAATTGCAGCTTACAAGACTGCTAATGAAACTAAGGAAAAAGAAGTTCTTGAAAGAC